ATGACGCGTTGTATGCGTTTAAGGTGCAGTTTCCGTCCGGTAAGGGCTTTAAATTCCTGGCGGAAGTGCGTCAGCACACCTGGTCATCCGGTACCAACGGCGTGGTGGCTGCAACGTTCTCACTGCGTCTGAAAGGCAAACCGGTGTCCTTTGTGGTACCGCTGGCGTTTGTGAAAAATCTGGATAAGACACTTACCGTGAATACCGGTGTGCTGCTGACAATGTCAGTCAGTGCCAACGGGGGAACGCCGCCGTATAAATACGCCTGGAAGAAGGATGGTCAGCCGGTTGACGGGCAGACGACAGACACCTTCAGTAAGCCAGGTGCGCAGTCCGCCGATGCGGGGAAATATACCTGCGTGGTGACTGATTCGGCAGAGAAAGCACAGAGTGTGACGTCTGTTGAATGCACCGTGACAGTGAGCGCAGCCGCCGGATAAGGGGATGGGTCATCATGAAAAAGGATCTGAAAACGCTGGCGCTGGCCAGACTGTCAGGGTTTCGTCATAAAACGGTGAAGGTGCCGGAATGGGGTAATGTCAGCGTGGTGCTGCGGGAGCCTTCGGCAGAGGCCTGGTATCTGTGGCAGGACGTGCTCAATGGTGATGGAGAGGATGATGATACCCTGTCGGTGGTGGCGAAAACCCGCCGTAACCTGGAAGCGGATGTGACGCTGTTCTGCGATGTCCTGTGTGATACGGATCTGCAACGGGTGTTCACTCCGGACGACCGTGAGCAGGTGCTGGCCGTCTATGGTCCGGTACATGCCCGCTTGCTGCGTCAGGCACTGGAACTGATCGCTGATGCAGAGTCGGTCAGAAAAAAGTAGCCCGCCCGGAAATTCGCTTTCTGATGCGACTTGCGCTCCGTCTGGGGCGCACCTTATCCGAACTGCGGCACAGCCTGAGTGCGAGCGAGGCGATGATGTGGATGGAGTTCGACAGGATATCCCCGCTGGGTGATGAGCGCGGGGATATCCGTAATGCACAGATCGTGAAAGCGGTTTTCGGGGCACAGGGGATGAATGTTGCACTGAAGGACGCCATGCTCTGCTGGGGCGAGGATGAGGATAAGCCGGAGGTGGATCCGTTTGCGGCGCTGGAACACGCGCTGAGCTTTGCAGCACAGTCATGAATGATGAGAACCGCTGAGGCGGTTTTTTTACGCCCGGAGAAAGGTGAATGGCGACGTTACGTGAACTGATTATCAAAATTTCGGCAAATTCACAGTCATTCCAGTCGGAGATCCAGCGGGCGTCCCGTATGGGCAGTGAATATTACCGGACCCTGCAGAATGGCGGACGTCAGGCTGCTGCGGCAGCCAGGGAGCAGCGCCGGGCTCTGGCTGAGCTGAACAGCCAGTTGACGGAAATCCGCGCTTCGGCTGTCGGAATGACCGGTGCGTTTGCCGGTGCCTTTGCCACCGGACACCTGATTTCGCTGGCGGATGAATGGAGCTCCGTGAATGCCCGTCTGAAACAGGCGTCGCAGTCATCGGATGAATTTTCGTCATCACAGAAAGTGCTGATGGACATCAGCCAGCGGACAGGCACCGCATTTTCGGATAATGCGGCCCTGTTTGCCCGTTCGGCTGCCTCGATGCGTGAATATGGTTACAGTGCTGATGATGTGCTGAAGGTGACGGAGGCCATTTCGACAGGGCTGAAAATTTCCGGTGCCAGTGCGGCAGAGGCGGGTTCGGTGATCACCCAGTTCAGCCAGGCGCTGGCACAGGGGGTGTTGCGCGGCGAGGAATTTAATTCGGTCAATGAAAGTGGGGACCGGATCATTCGCGCACTGGCTGCAGGCATGGGCGTGGCCCGTAAGGATCTGAAGGCGATGGCGGACGATGGTCAACTGACGGCGGATAAAGTCGTTCCCGCGTTAATCAGCCAGCTGGGGATATTGCGTGATGAATATGCAGCCATGCCGGAAACGGTGTCTGACGGGATCACGAAGGTGGAAAACGCCTTTATGGCCTGGGTGGGCGGCGCGAATGAGGCCAGCGGAGCGACGAAAACGCTCTCCGGCGCACTGAACGGTGTGGCCGGAAATATTGATACCGTGGCAACAGCTGCGGGTGTGCTGGTTGCTGTCGGGGTGGCCCGGTACTTTGGTAATCTGGCTTCCGGAGCGATGTCTGCCACGGCAGGACTTGTGACCGCTGCACGTAATGAAGTGGCACTGGCTGAGGCCCAGTTAAGGGGAACGCAGATTGCCACGGCGCGGGCAAGGGCAGCCGTGTACCGGGCTCAGCAGGCTGTGGCGGCAGCCCGCGGGACTGAGATGCAGATTGCGGCAGAGGCCCGTCTGGCGGTCACACAGGAACGCCTGAACAGAAATATTGCTGCCAGAACCGCCGCCCAGAATGCGCTGAACAGTACAACGGCGGTGGGCTCACGTCTGATGAGCGGTGCGCTGGGACTGGTTGGAGGCGTACCCGGACTGGTGATGCTGGGAGCTGCCGCATGGTACACGCTGTACCAGAATCAGGAACAGGCCAGGGAGTCTGCGCACCAGTATGCACTGACGATTGATGAAATCGCGCATAAAACGCCATCAATGTCTCTGCCTGAAGCCTCAGATAATGAAGGGCGAACACGGGAGGCGCTGACAGAGCAGAACCGGCTGATTGATGAGCAGGCCAGCCGGGTGAAATCCCTGCAGGAAAAAATCGCCGGGTATCAGTATGTGCTGGCTAATCCGGGCTGGACGACCGGTAACGGCTTCATGATAAACCATCTGACATCGGTGAAAACTGTAACGGAAGGGCTTGCTCAGGCAACAGAGCAGTTTGCTGTTGAGCAGTCCCGTCTGGCACAGATGCAGGAAAAAGCGCAGTCCATTCAGGATGTGCTTGCCGGACTGGAAGAGCGCCGTGTTGTGTTAATTCGTCAGCAGGCGGCAGAGCAGAATAAAGCGTATCAGTCACTGCTGATCATGAACGGTCAGCATACGGAATTCAACCGCCTGCTGGGGCTGGGTAATGAACTGCTGCAACAGCGTCAGGGACTGGCGAGTGTACCGCTGCGACTGCCACAGGCCACTCTGGATGATAAACAGCAGGGCGCCCTGAATAACACAGAGCGTCAACTTGCCCTGTCCCGGCTGAAAGGGGAAGAAAAAGAGCGTGCCCGGCTGGGGTATGCGGCGGATGACCTTGGTCTGGTGGGGGATACGTATCAGGAGGCGAGGCAGCGTTACATCCGTAATTCGATGGAAGCCTGGCGCAATAATGAGGCGAATAAACCCAAATCCCGGGCCGGAAAATCAGGGGCGGAAAAAGCGGAAGACAGTTTTTCCCGTCTGCTGAAGCAGCAGAAGGAACAACTGGCACTGGCCGGGAAGAATACAGAACTGGCAAAACTGAAATACCAGACCTCGCAGGGCGAGCTGAAAACCCTGACGGAGATACAGAAGCAGGAGCTGCTGCGCAATGCTGCCCTGATTGACCAGAAGAAAATCCGGGAGCAGTTACGGGCCCGGGAGGAGACCCTGAAAAATGATAATGCAGACGCAAGGGCATCAAATGACGCTGAGCTGCTGGGGTACGGGCAGGGTGAGCGGGTCCGTGAACGGATGCGGGAGCTGCAGCAGATTCGTGACGGCTACCGCCAGAAGGATGCGGACCTGCAGTCTCAGTATCAGACAGGGGATATCAGTGAGGATTTTTACAGACAGGCGCTGGCGCAGAATGCGCAGTATCTGAGTGAACGCCTTAAAGACCAGGAGGCTTTTTATGCCGAATCGGATGCGCAGCGTGCTGACTGGCAGAAAGGGCTGCAGGAAGGGCTAAGTAACTGGGTGGACAGCGCATCAGATTACGCTTCACAGGCAGCACAGCTTGCGACAGACGGTATCTCAGGGATGGTGAATAACATCACGGAGATGCTGAACGGAAATAAAGTGGAATGGCGCAGCTGGGCTGCATCAATCCTGCAGGAAATATCAAAAGTTCTTATGAATGCGGCCATTGTCAACGGCATTAAGATGGCGGCAAACAGTATGTCCGGTGCAGGAGGATTTTTCGGCAGTATAGGCAACTGGCTGGGTGGCGCGGTGGCAAATGCAAAAGGCGGCGTTTATACCTCGGCAAACCTGAGTGCATACAGTAACAGTATTGTGGACACGCCCACGTACTTTGCCTTTGCAAAAGGGGCAGGGCTGATGGGGGAAGCCGGACCTGAAGCCATCATGCCCCTGACCCGGGCAGCGGATGGTTCACTCGGCGTGCGTGCGGTGGGCAGTATGAACGGCAGTGCGGGTCTGGTGTATTCCCCGGTGTACCACATTGCCATTCAGAATGACGGCGCTAACGGGCAGATAGGGCCGGAAGCGGCGGGCACCCTTGTGCAACTGATTGACCAGCGGGTACAGGCGGTGATGTTATCCATGCGTCGTGACGGAGGAATGCTGAGTGGATGAGATTAAGACCCTTCACTGGTGTCCCCGGGAAGGGATGCAGGTGACGGAGAAACCGTCGGTGGTGACGGTGAAGTTTGGCGACGGTTATCAGCAACGTCGTCCGGCAGGACTGAATGCGCAACTGAAGACCTTTCAGGTGGTTTTTCGGGTGACAACGGATGCTGAGCGGGAGGCACTGTCCGCGTTTCTGTCATGGCATGGTGGTTACCGGGCTTTTTTGTGGAAGCCCCCGAAACATAACCGGACGGTCAGGGTGGTGTGCCGGGAGTGGAGTATTACGGATAACGCCCGGTACAGTGATTTCAGTTGTACGATAGAGCAGGTAGTTGGATGAGAATTATCCTATAAATCACTCTTTATTGTTTAGTTGTTAATTATTTTTAATCTGTCTTGTCAGAAAGTGCGAAATCGATCTTGTATTTACATTTTGTTACATAATATAAATTGAACTAAGAATTTGTATTAAAATATTTTAATTTTTGTTCATGACATCTAAATGCATGAATAGTTCAGTTTAAATAAGGATTAAATCATGAAAAAAATGACAGTGGCACTTTCTGCTGTAGCAGTGGCAGTGATGTTTGCTGCGGGGGCGCAGGCAGCAGAAGTTTATAATAAAGATGGTAATAAACTGGATCTTTACGGGCGTGCAACCGCTCTGCATTACTTCTCGGATGATAAAGGTAATGACGGAGACCAGACTTATGCTCGTCTCGGCTTTAAAGGCGAAACGCAGATTAATGATCAACTGACCGGATTTGGTCAGTGGGAATACCAGTTCTCTGGTAACAAAACGGAATCTGAAGGTTCCGCGGGAAATAAAACCCGTCTGGCATTTGCAGGTCTGAGATTTGCAGATGTTGGTACCATTGATTACGGACGTAACTATGGTATTGCTTACGATGTCGGATCATATACTGACGTACTGCCTGAGTTTGGTGGTGATGGCTGGACGCAGACCGATAACTTTATGACGGCCCGAACTTCCGGTGTCCTGACTTACCGTAATACAGACTTCTTCGGACTGGTTGATGGTCTGAATTTTGCGGCGCAGTATCAGGGCAAAAATGAGCGTGATGACCTTCAGAAGGCTAATGGCGACGGGTATGGTTTCTCGGCCAGCTATGAGTTTGATGGTTTTGGTTTTGTCGCTGCGTATACCAAGTCAGATCGTACTGATAAGCAGGTTCAGGGGTTGAATGGTACTGCAGATGTTCTTGATCCTGCATCAGGTAAAAAGGTTGGAGAAAAAGCAGTTGACTCAGGTAGTGTGGCAAAAGGTAAACATGCTGAATTCTGGGGAACTGGTCTTAAATATGATGCCAATAACCTGTATCTGGCAGCAGTGTATTCTGAAACCCAGAATATGACGACCTTTGGTGATCAAGGTGTTGCGGATAAAGCTCAGAATATCGAAGCCGTTGTTCAGTATCAGTTTGATTTTGGTCTGCGCCCGTCCCTTGCCTACCTTCAGTCCCGCGGACAGGATGTTATGGTTGGTGGTGTGAACCATGGCGATCAGGATCTGGTTAAATATATTGATGTCGGTGCGACTTATTACTTTAACAAGAATATGTCCACCTATGTTGATTATAAAATTAACCTGATTGATGAAAGTGAATTTACCCGGAAAGCCGGTGTTGCGACAGATAATATCGTTGCTGTGGGTATGACTTATCAGTTCTGATTATTGCTGATAAGTTAATAAATACGGGCCGTCTGCCCTTACAGGCGGCCTGTATCAATGAAAACACAGTTTTCATTGGTCACTGCGATCAGCAATTGCCATCTGGCATGTGCTGATTTAACTTTCTGTTATTACCTTTATTGGTTTTATTTTAAATTGGACTTTTATTGTTCGGGGCGCGTCTGCGCCCCTTTTTTATGGGCGGATATATGCAGGATATTCACGAAGAAAGCCTGAACGAGTCGGTTAAGTCAGAGCAGTCACCGCGGGTGGTGCTCTGGGAAATCGACCTGACGGTGCAGGGCGGTGAGCGGTATTTTTTCTGCAATGAGCTGAATGAAAAAGGGGAGCCGGTGACCTGGCAGGGGCGTGAATATCAGGCGTACCCGATTGAGGGCAGCGGCTTTGAGATGAACGGAAAGGGCTGCAGTGCCCGCCCGTCGCTGACGGTCTCCAATCTTTTCGGCCTTGTCACCGGGATGGCGGAGGATTTGCAGAGCCTGGTGGGTGCCACGGTGGTCCGTCGCCGGGTGTATGCGCGTTTTCTGGATGCGGTGAACTTTGTGGCAGGCAATCCTGAGGCAGACCCGGAGCAGGAGCTGACGGACCGGTGGGTGGTGGAGCAGATGTCATCGCTGACGGCCATGACGGCCTCGTTTGTGCTGGCGACACCGACGGAGACGGACGGTGCGCTGTTTCCCGGTCGCATCATGCTGGCGAACACCTGTATGTGGGATTACCGGGGCGATGAATGCGGGTATAACGGTCCGGCAGTGGCGGATGAGTTCGACAACCCCACCACGGATATCCGGAAGGACAGATGCAGTAAATGCATGCGCGGGTGTGAGATGCGCGGCATGGTGGCTAATTTCGGCGGTTTCCTTTCCATTAATAAACTTTCGCAGTAAATCCCGTTTTATGACACAGACTGAATCAGCGATTCTGGTGCATGCCCGGCGGTGTGCGCCAGCGGAGTCGTGCGGCTTCGTGATAAGCACCCCGGAGGGCGAACGGTACCAGCCCTGCGTGAATATCTCCGCAGAGCCGGAGGCGTATTTTCGTATTACACCGGAAGACTGGCTGCAGGCACAGATGCAGGGGGAGATTGTGGCGCTGGTCCACAGTCATCCCGGTGGTCTGCCCTGGCTGAGCGAGGCGGACCGACGGCTGCAGATAAAGAGTGCCCTGCCCTGGTGGCTGGTCTGCCGGGGTGAAATTCACCGGTTCCGCTGTGTGCCGCACCTGACCGGACGGCGCTTTGAACAGGGTGTGACGGACTGTTACACCCTGTTCCGGGATGCATACCATCTGGCGGGGATAACGCTGCCGGATTTTGTGCGTGAGGATGACTGGTGGCGCAACGGTCAGAACCTGTACCTGGACAACCTGGCAGACAACGGCTTTTACCGGGTGTCTCCGTCCTGTGCACAGGCAGGCGATATCCTGCTGTGCTGCTTTGGTTCATCGGTGCCGAATCATGCCGCCATTTACTGTGGCAACGGTGAACTGCTTCACCATATACCTGAACAACTGAGTAAACGGGAGAGGTATTCTGAAAAATGGCAACGACGAACGCATTCTGTCTGGCGTCACCGCCACTGGTCCGCATCTGCCTTCACGGGGATTTACAACGATTTGGTCGCCGCATCAGCCTGTATGTGAACACGGCAGCGGAGGCCATCCGTGCCCTGTCGCTGCAGGTGCCGGGATTCCGGCAGAAACTGTATGAGGGATGGTATCAGTTACGCATTGCGGGCAGGGATGTATCTGAACAGGAGCTTCATTCCAGAGTATGTGAGCCGTTGAATGACGGGGATGTTATCCATCTGGTGCCCCGGACGGAGGGGGCAAAAAACGGCGGTGTTCTTCAGGTGGTGGCCGGTGCTGTTCTGGCTGTTGTGGGATATGTGTTCAGCTGGACCGGTATTGGTGCTGTCATCGGTAATCTTGGGGTGGCCATGATGGTGGGGGGTATCACGCAGATGCTCACCCCCAGGGCGAAAACACCGTCTGCCACGACAACAGATAATGGTAAACGGAACACGTATTTTTCGTCACTGGACAA